TGGTTCGGCGCGAACGACCTGCCGATATCCGCATTCAAGGGCCGCCCTACCGCATCGCCTGTCGGCGCGCAGTTCCGCGGCGTGAGCTTTTCGGGCGGGTTCATCGCGAAGAAAACCCACGGGACGGATGTCGGCAAGCGGACGATTTTCCGGCGCAAGAGCGCGGCCGACCTGCCGATCGCCGAGCAAAAGCTGCCGGTGTCGGACCAGATGCTCGCCTATGTCGAGGACGAGGTCTTCCCAGATATCGGGGCGATCTTCATGACGCATTTCCGCGCCGATCTGCGCGCGCGGGCAACCTTGGGGATCTAGTGATGGCATTTTCGGCGACGCATGACTTCGGGGGCACCTACCGCGGCGAGACGCGGGTCCTGAGCGTCAAGGCAAACGGCGGCACGGTCTTGGTGCAGGTCGAGCATGACTCCGGCGTCTGGGTCACCTCCGATACGATCAGCGCGGACTATGCCGGTGAGCTGACATTCGGCTACGCCAAGGTCCGGATCGTGCCCGTCGGCGGCGCCACGTTCGCGGTGCGCTGACCTATGGCCCTCACCAGTCAGTCGCTCCTGTCCAAGCTCATCCGTGAGCCGCTTTTCAACCAATCCCTGCCGCGCACCGTGGTCTGGGCGCTGATCGGCCAGTCCAACATGGTGGGCCGCGCGGTTTATGACGGCGCAGGCGAGCATCCTGCCGGCACGCTGCAATGGGGCCGGGTTGCGCCGAATGACGGCGTGCTGATTGATGCGTCGCGCCCGCTTCAGCATTGGGATCCGTCTGGGTCCAACATGGGGCCGGAGATCGGGTTCTCGACCACATTCGCCACCGCTCATCCCATTGATACGCTGGTTCTCATGCCGGGCGCCGATGGCGGAACGGGGTTCTCGGACATGCGCTGGCGGGTGGGAGATGATCTCTATCTCGACGCAGTGGCGCGGCTAAACGCGCTGTTCGCGGCCAATCCCAGTTTCATCTTTGGCGGCTTTCTGTGGCATCAGGGCGAAAAAGACACCGGCCAGACCCCGGCCTTCTACCAGACCCATCTCGATGCGATGATCGCTGGAATGCGAAATGACGTGACCATGGCCGGCTCGACCACGCCCTTCGTTCTGGGGCAGATGGTTCCGGCATACTACAACGGCACCGCTGGGCGTGCGGCAATCCAAGCTGTTACCGACGACACACCGAACCGGCTTGCCTACACCGCTGTCGCATCCAGCGCAGGTCTGGTCGACAAGGGCGACAATCTTCATTTCGACGGGCCGTCGCAGCGGACCTTGGGCGCGCGCTATCACGCAGCCGCGCTGCTTGCGGTCACCAACGCGCCTGGCGCACCGGCGCAGGTGACAGGGCTGAGCGCTGTTGCAGGTGACGGGCAGGTCAGCCTGAGCTGGACCACGCCATTCTCAGGCGGAGTTGCGATCACCGATTATATAATCGAGCGTCGGATCGGCGGCGGAGAATTCGCCGTGGTGACCGATGGGATCAGCACGGGAACCACGTTCGTGGACACTGGTCGCACCAATGACGTGGTGCATGGCTACCGCATCAGCGCGGTGAATGCGGTTGGAACCGGCGCGGTCAGCGCCGTCGCTTCGGCAACGCCAGGCGCGGCTGACGTCGCACCGGCGCAGGTGACAGGGCTGAGCGCTGTTGCAGGCGACGGGCAGGTCAGCCTGAGCTGGAGCGCGCCATCCAACGGTGGCTCCGCGATCACCGATTATGTGGTTGAGCGCCGGATTGGCGGTGGAGAATTCGTCGTGGTGACTGATGGGGTCGGCACGGGAACCACGTTCGTGGACACCGGTCGCACCAATGACGTGGTGCATGGCTACCGCATCAGCGCGGTGAATGCGGTTGGAACCGGCGCGGTCAGCACCGTGGCCTCGACAACACCGGTCGCGGCTGTGCAGTTTGCGGTCGCCATCAATGCGTTTTCCTACGCAAACAATCCGGGGTCTGCATCGACCTATACCTTTGCGGGGATGGAGATCGGGACCGGCTCGGTGTTCGTGGGCGTCACGCGGCGCGGCGGCAGCACCGCCGATGTCACCATCTCGGAGCTGACCATCGGCGGTGTGGCGGCGACCCAGATCGGCGAGCAGCAGCATATTTCCCAAAGTGGTCAGTCTCATTCGATGCACCGGCTCGACGGCGCCTCGGCTGGAACGGCGGATGTCACGGTGACGATTGCCAGCACCGCCAGCCGGTGCGGCGTCGTGGTCTGGACTTTGGAGAACGCAGGCACGGCAGTGTTCACGGGCGGCTCTTTTGTAGGAAGCCCCAACATCACGGTTACGGCAGACGCGCCCGAAGACGGCGTCTTGCTGGCACACGGCATGTGCATCGACTCCAATCCGGGGATCTCGTTCACGGCGGGCGTGGATCAGCGTCTGGCCCAGCGGGAGGTGGATACAGGCTATTTCGACCAAGCCGGCGATCGTGCCTATGCTACGGCGCAGGCTGGGGTGTCGGTGACGCAAACCGGCTCGGGCGGGACCAACACGATCCTCGCCGTGCTTGCGGTCAGTCCTGCTTAAGGCAGGACGATCCAAAATGACGGCGCCCGCTTCGGTGGGCACCGTTTTTCATGCCTTGAGCGGCACAATGCGGGCGGGGCGGTGATGGCGGAGGGGGATGTGATGGCGGTGTATGGTGGCGGGTGGCGGGTGGCAGGCGTGGGCTTGGGCGCCGTGATCGTGAGCGGCGTTCTCATTCTGGGCTCAGCGGCCCTGATGGCGCGGGGGCGTGCGGATGCCTGAGCACGACACCCAGATCGATCTCGACGCGCTGCATCAAGCGATCCTTGACGCGATCGCGGCGCAGTTTCCCGCGCTGACCACCGTGGCGGATTATCCCGAAGATCGCGCGCAGCTGATCGCGCCCGCGTGCCTGGTGGAGCTGATCGACCTCGAGCCCACCGGGGAGGATCCCGGCACCGGGCAGCTGGCAGCGCTCGCGCGGTTCTCGGCGCGGATCGTGCTGGGGTTTCGCACGCCCGGCGGTGAGCGCGAGGTGCGCAAGCTGGCGGCCGCCCTCGCCGTGTTCGTTCATCAGCAGCGCTGGGGCCTGCCCATCGCGCCGGCCGAGGTGACCGCGATCGAGCCCGATGATTTCGAGCCGCAGCTGGATCGGTTTCTGGTGTGGTCGGTTCAGTGGGCTCAGGTCGTGCATCTGGGCGCTTCGGTCTGGACCAATGATGGCGCGATCCCGCAGGCGCTGTTTTCGTTCACTCCCTATATCGGGGTGCCGAACGAGCCAGCCTACCAGCCGATCGAGGATCCGAGCCTATGAGCTGGGCGCTGGGCGACATCGATCGGCGCATGCAGGGCTTGGTGCGGATCGGCGTTGTGACCGCGGTCGACGCCTCCGCCGCGCGCGCGCGGGTGAGCCTGGGCGGCGAGGCTGTCTCCGCATGGCTTCCGTGGCTTGCCGAGCGGGCGGCGACCATCAGCGTCTGGGCGCCGGTGTCGGTTGGCGAGCAGGTGCTGGTGCTGGCGCCGGGCGGCGACACCGCGCAGGGCGTGATCGTCGGCTCGCTGTTCAGCGCCGCGCGCGCAGCACCATCGACGGACGGGGCCGAGCATCGCCTCCAGCTGGGCGATGCGTCGATCTCAGTCCGCGATGGTGCGATCGAGATCTCCGCCAGCGGCACGGTCGTGACCATCGGCGGCGGTGGCGTGGGCGTGAACGCGACCATTGCGGTGTCGGGCGGCAGCGTCACGGCGACGGGCAATGTGGTGGCGGACGGGGTCTCGCTCAAATCGCACACCCATGGGACGCCGTCCGGAACAACAACGCCGCCCACCTAAGAGCGTGTTTGGGAAGGCTTAGGGCCATCGCCTGAGGAGGGTTGCGGTTGCGGCGATGGTGATGAGGGTTTCGACGACGGATGCGAGTTGCTCGCAGTCCCGCGCAAGGCGGCGGCACTTCATGATCCAAGCGAATGTCCGCTCGACGAGCCATCCACTGCCCGGCAGTGGTTTGCAAGCAAACCACGAGAGGGGACGTCGGATGACGACGAAACCCTTCATCCATGACATGCGCCTGACGATCTCCAGCGTGACGTTTGTCTTATCCTTCGCCCATTTGACGAGGCGTCCGGCGTAACCGCCATCCGCGAACACGGTCTCCACGAAGGGGGATGATCGCCTCGACGATCTCGCGCTTTGGCACGCGGCGCGGGCGGCCGCACGGTGCTGCCCCCGGGATCATCGGTTCTATCGCGGCCCATTGGCCGTGGGTCAGCTCGCTCGGAGAGGCGCGGCGCTTGCGGCGGGACATCGGCATTCGTCTCGTGTTGTGGAACCCGACACCCCATGAAGCACAACGCCAATGCCGTGGGACTCCACCTTCTCAAACACGCTCTAACCTAAAACACGGATTGCCCGTCTATCAAAACGAGCCTTGCAATTTGATTTGATTTAATTTGATTTATACTCTGAGTCCTGCGGAAGCCGAATTTGATGGCTTGACGGCTAGATCTGAAACGATTCAGTTATGCCTATGATCCGCTCCGGCTTTCTTTCCTCATCAGACCGTATCGAGCTTGAGGCGTGCG